ATATATTCCATCTTATTTTGAATATCCGATGCAAGATGGATGGGATTTACAATGGTTGATGAGTAAGCAAGTAAATGAAATTACAGACTACATTGATACCATTGAAGGAATAAAATTATACTAATCGTATAAACCGCCACAGGCCCCCGCAAGGGGGCTTTTTCTTTGCCTGTGGGATACTAGGCGCATGGGTATCTTTGACCGCTTCCTTGGTAATAAAGCCATCGCAAACCCGACACAGGCTTTGCCTTTACCGCTTAGCCAGTCCCGTGATGTCTACCTAACCGGCTATGGCTCCGGTCAGCTGCAAACACTTCTGCGCCGTGCGCTTCCAGGCAGTACTAAAGACTGGGCAAGAGTAGCGGGAGACCTTGGGCTAAACGGTATCGTGGCATCTGCCATTGACTGGTACGTTAGGAACTACCCTCAAGCCACGCCTAAGTACTACCGCCCGGTAGATAGCCAGCAAGCGGAACCCGTAGAAGACCACCCGGTAATCGCTCTTATGGCGCAGCCTGATCCAATGGTCATGGGTTCGTTATTTTGGAGCTGGGTTATCCAAGACTACAAACTGTTCGGCAATACCTACCTGCGAAAGATTAGAAGCACAACCCGTGGTGTGGTGACCGCTTTGCAGTTCCTGCCACAAGACATGGTTAGACCTGTCGGTAACGGCATCAACCCTCTAACGCATTATGTTTACACCACGGATGGCAGGTCATTCGATATCCCGGTATCTGACATCATCCATATCCGGTACGGCAGGGAACCTTCCGACATCCGCCTTGGACGTAGCCCAGTAACCGCTGTTCTGCGTGAGATTGCAACAGACAACACGGCGTCAACCACGGCATGGGGACTGCTTGCTAATGGTGCGATGCCTTCTTTGATTGTTGGTCCTGATGCCAAAGACCAGACAGTAGACATCAGCATGGATGATGCACGGCAGGTAAAGCGACAGTTGCACGAAGACCTGAGCGGCGATGGTTCAGGCGGTATCGTTGTCATGACCGGAGCATACAAGATGGATCGGGTATCCCTAACACCATCAGAACTTGCACTGGATTCCGTGAGACGCGTACCTGAGGAGCGTATCTGTTCAGCCCTTGGACTCAATCCGATGGTCTTGGGCCTTGGTGCTGGTCTTGAGCGTTCTACCTACAGTAACTATGAGAGAGCGCAACAGGCAGCGTGGGAAGACGGCATGGTGCCTTTGCTTCGTGTCTTGGCTGATGCTATTACCGCTGACCTCCTGCCAGAGTACCCAGAGACGCAGGAAGGCGACTTTGTACAGTATGACCTTGAAGGTGTACGTGCTTTGGCTGATGACCTTTCAGCGGAAGCCGATCGCGCCGAAAAACTTTACAAGGCTGGCATCATCGATAGAGCGGAAGCAAAGCGCATTGCTGGGCTTGAAGCCGTACCGCAGGATGAAGGGCAACTACACCCACAGGCAATCCCGGTACAGACCACGGACGCACCGGACGCTCCTGCGATTCGGTCTTATGAGATGAAATACCGCCCAACAGCATCCATGAAGGAAGCGGCACAACGTGCCCTTGATTGGAAGGCTGAGGGCTTTGATGGTGGCACAAGGGTAGGACTCGCAAGGGCAAACCAAATCGTAAACGGTGAGCAATTATCCGAAGACACGATACTCCGGATGTATTCTTTCTTTTCCCGCCACGAAGTAGACAAGAAAGCCGAAGGCTTCAACGCTGGTGAGGAAGGTTTCCCAAGTGCTGGGCGTGTAGCCTGGGACTTGTGGGGCGGTGATGCTGGCTTCCGCTGGGCAACATCCAAGCGCAACCAGATACATGGTGAAGAGTCCAAGTCGGTAGATTGTTGCACTCCGGGGGTAGTGTACAAGTCTCACCCTTTTTACGGGTACGAGCTGATGGAGGCTCATACAAGCGAGTAGACGATGGTACGGGCAGAATCTATGCCGCATCGCAGAAGTTCAGGAATGACTTACTGGAGCGTGAAGGCGTAGCCATATCTCGGATGCAACGAGCGTACAAAGCCGCTACCGCTGCATCTATCGCAGAACTCGAAGCACTAGAGGGCAGGATTGCAGAGCGTGAGGCAAACGGGGAAGACCCTTCACAAACCATACTCTGGATGCGTCAGCGCATCATAGACAACATTGAGGAACTTGGTCGTAACTTGCAAGCCTTTGCAATCGAGGGGGCAACCATTACAGCAGATGGACAATTGCAATCCGCCATCCTTGCGAATGAGACGAGCGGACGCTTGGTTGAAGCGGCGGCTGGTCGCAAACCGGCTAACGTCAGCCTCGGAAGTTCATGGACAACACTGCCCGACGAACAACTGCAAGCCTTTGTCGGTTTTTCGGGTGATGGAAGCCCTCTGGGTGTCCTATTTGAAACCATTCCGCAGGTAACAACAGATGCCATGCAGATGGCACTTGTCCAAGGCATCAGCCTTGGTGAAGGGCCACGAACCGTAGCACGGCGGGTACGCAAGGCAGCAGACATCGGACGGCAGAGAGCGGAGACAATAGCACGTACTGAGATGATCCGAAGTGCCAGAGAAGCACAACGGCAACTCTATACCCAGAACCCTGCGGTGCAAGGTTACCGACGGCAAGCGACCCAAGATAGCAGGGTGTGTCTAGCCTGTCTGGCTTTGTCTGGTACTCTTTCAGCCACTGATGAAATCATGCCTAGCCACCCGAACTGTAGATGCGTCATGGTTCCGGTGACCATGTCATGGGCAGAGATTACCGGGGATTCTTCTATCCCTGATACCAGACCGCCGGTAGCAACACCTGAACGCATCCTTGCTGGATTGTCGGATGCTGACAAGGTAGCCATCATGGGGCCTCAAAGATACGCAATGTACATGGAAGGCAAACCGCTTGCTGATTTTGTGCAGGTAGTACCTAACCAAGACTGGGGGCCTAACACCCGTGTACGGCCACTCAGAGAGCTTGTATAGGGTGTGTGGGATACTTACGCCATGGACGTGCTGACAAGCTTTGTTGACGGAATCAAGTCTGACCGGTTAGGTCATGTCAAAGGTTATCTGGTGCGCTTTGGTGACACGAAGGCAACCGACCTTGAGGGTGATTACTTCACCCGATCAACCGACTATGGCTTTCCAATGGAAGAAGGTAAGCGCGTACCGCTCAACGTTTACTACCACCACGGTATGGATGCTCAGGTAGGGAAGAAGTCTATCGGTACTGGCTTCATCAAGATGGATTCTGAGGGGCTTTGGTATGAGGCTCAGTTAGACTTGGCAGACGAGTACGGCAAGATGGTTGCCAAGCTTTGCAAGCAAGGCAAGATGGGCTTTTCATCTGGTGCTGCGGCTCATATGGTTGAGCGCAAATCCATGGGCGGTGCTTCCGAAATCATCCGGTGGCCTATCGCTGAAGCATCGATTACCCCTACCCCTGCGGAGTTCCGTAACAGCGTCAAGTCTTTGGAGGAGTACTACGGCATGGGCGAGATGGAAGACGAAGAAGAGATGGTTATGGCTCCTATGCCTGAGCAATCAGCCGCCGAGTATGCCGCTGAGATATTCAAGGAAGCCGAAGGCGAACTAATCCACGAAGGGCTAGAAGCCTACTGGGATGCGCTCTCAGGAGCGATGGAAGTTATCGAAAGCCAAGACATGGCAGATGCCTTGATCAATGCTTTCGCAGAACGTGCAAAGGGCTTATACGCCATGCACGGTGCTAAGTGTATTCACCCTGCATCCTTGCGGGGTGTTGAACGTCGGCTGCGGGATGCAGTCGGTCTATCACGGTCAAGCGCAAAGCGTTTGGCTCCAGTAGTCTGGGAATCTCTGCGGGATGCAGACCAGCCTGATGAGCAGCCGTCCATCGTAGTCGAGGCGAAAGCCCATGATAATGACGAGCGGGCAGAACTGTTGGCTCGTCTGGAGTTGTTATCCCAGTTATGAACATCGAACAACTTACCGCCAAGCGCGAAGGCATCCTTGCCACAGCTCGCGAACTGGCATCCGGAAACGGCGACCTTGCACAGGTCAAGTCCCTGATGGTCGAAGCCAAGGACATTGAAGAGCGCATTGAGACAATCAAATCCCTTGGTGCTACCGCTCCTGTCGTTACCCCTGCGGTCGAGTCCAAGCCATGGAAGGGCGGAATCAACGTCCAGAAAAATCCATTTGCTGGATCCAATGACGAGCGCAACGAGAAGGCTTATGTCTTTGGTCAGTTTGCTCGCCACCTCGCTGGCGTAAAGTCTGCAACCAAGTGGTTGTCCGAGCATGGACACATGAAGGCACAGACCGAAGGTACACCATCTGCTGGTGGATATACGGTTCCTGAAATCGTTTCCAGTGACCTTATCTGGTTGCGTGAGCAGTATGGTGTTGCACGTCGCAACAGCCGCATCTACCCCATGTCCTCGGATACGCTCCTTGTTCCTTCCGCTACTGCATCCACAACTGTGTACTATGCATCGGAAGCAACCGCAATCACAGCATCTGACATCACCTTTGGTCAGGTATCCCTCTCCGCTAAGAAACTTGCAGTCCTTACGATTGCATCGAAAGAACTTGGCGAAGATACGGTTATTGACCTCGGTGCTGCTCTTGCCCGTGACATGGCTTACGCCATCGCTAAGGAAGAGGACAACGCCTGTTTCAACGGTGACGGTTCCGGTACATACGGAAGCATCACGGGTATCCTTCAGGCTGTTTACGGCTTGAACGCAACCAAGGCTAACATTGCTGGTGTTGTTGTTGGTGCTGCCCTTTCCGGTGCTAACTTTTCCAACTTCACATTGGCTAACTTCCAAGCGATGGTTGCAAAGCTTCCTACCTACGCAGACAACGCCAAGTGGTATATGCACAAGGATCTTTTCTTCAATGGCGTGGCAGATAAGCTCATCGCCCTTGGTGGAAACGCTATCCTCGACATCCAGAACGCTTACACGCAAGCACCTACCCTGTTCGGCTACCCGATCGAGTGGGTCCAGAATATGCCTAAGGCTCCTGCTGCAACAACCCCTGTTGCTATCCTCGGTGACTTGAGCAAGGGTGTAGCATTTGGCGATCGTCGTGCAATGACGGTTGAGGTTTCCGATCAGGTGAAGTTTGTCGAAGACGCTCTTACCTACAAGGCAACCGAGCGTTTTGCTTTCAATGCGCACGACGTTGGAAACGTTTCCGGTACGGCATCTGCCCGTGTCCCAGGTTCGCTCATCGTTCTCGCAACAAGCAACGCTTCCTAATAGCGTAGCCCCTCAATCAAGACCCTCAGCAGACGTGCTGGGGGTCTTTTGTTTTCAATGCGTAGAAATGCCGTGTGGGATACTTAGGGCATGATGACCAGAGCCGAGGCAATCGCACAAGTTAGTCTTTTCTGCGATGCCACATCCTATCCACAGCTCTCCACTACCGAAATTGGTAGTGCGTTAGACATCTACTCCCGCTTCTCTACATGGACAGCGGCAACCACTTACGCTGTTGGTGACCGTGTAGTGCCTACAACGCCCAATGGGCGGGTTTATGAGGCACGGGTGGCTGGTACTTCATCCAGCACACAACCAGAGTTTCCAGCCTATCCA